CGCGGCTGAACAGCCACGCTGCGGCTCGATCGAGACAGTGGCTCTCGAGCCGCAGGGTCCTTCCTGGCCCCGCTGTATGCGGGGGGCGGAAGCGCGCAACATCGCTAGCGCCAGGCGGAAAATATGGGTTGCAGTTTGCAGCCTTTCCCTGCGCGATCAGATAGATAGCCGCAAACCATGCCGCGCCAGGTTGGCAGCCGCGGGCCGCTGGTTTGCACCCCCCTCCCAGATCCGGATGGCCCGATGACGCTCCCCTGGATGGCAGCGAAGATCCTGTTGCGTCCGGTGGCGGAGCTGCGCCCGCATGTCGGCAATGCCCGCGTGCACAGCGCCGAGCAGCTGGAGCAGATCAAGGCCAGCATGCTGGCCTTCGGCTTCACCAACCCGCTGCTGGTGGACGAGGTGGGCGTGCTGATCGCCGGCCACGGCCGGCTCGAGGCCGCGATGGCGCTCGGCATGGCCAAGGTGCCGGTGATCGTGCTGCGGCATCTGTCCGCGGCGCAGAAGGAGGCGCTGCGGCTCGCCGACAACCGCATCGCGGAGAACGCGACCTGGGACCAGGCGCTGCTGCGTGATGCGCTGGCCGCGGTGCAGGCGGTGCCGAACATCGACCTCGGCGCGCTCGGCTTCTCGGCGGATGAACTCGCGGAAATCCTCGCGGCGGCTGGAGATGCCGTGTCCGACGGCGACGCGCCCGAGGCTCTGTCCGCGGATCCCGCCGAGGGGGGCGGTGCGACTGGCGCGGCGGATGCGGAGGAGACGGCGGACGACCCCGCCGATGCCGATCCGGAGCCGCCGCGCCAGGCCGTCACCCGGACCGGCGATCTCTGGCTCCTGGGTGAGCATCGCCTGCTCTGCGGCGACAGCATCGACGCCGCCACCGTCGCGCGCGTCATGGGCGAGGACCGCGCCGCGCTGCTGTTCACGTCGCCGCCCTATGGGAACCAGCGCGACTACACCACCGGCGGCGGCACCGACTGGGATGCGCTGATGCAGGGCGTGTTCCGGCACCTCGACGCAGCCATGCGGCCGGACGGCCAGGTGCTGGTGAACCTCGGGCTGATCCACCGCGACAGCGAATGGCAGCCCTATTGGTCCGGCTGGCTCGATTGGATGCGCAGCCGCGGCTGGCGGCGCTTCGGGCTCTACACCTGGGACCAGGGGCCCGGCCTGCCCGGCGACTGGAACGGTCGCCTCGCGCCGGCCTTCGAATTCGTCTTTCACTTCAACCGCCAGTTCCGCCAGGCGAACAAGATTGTGCCCTGCAAATGGGCCGGCACGCCGAACAAGGGCAGCGGCCTGCGCGCCGCCGACGGGACCATCTCGGAATACCAGCATGCTGGCCTGCCGGTGCAGGATTTTCGGATCCCCGACAACGTGCTGCGCCTCACCCGCCACAAGGGTCGCGGCATCGAGACCGAACACCCCGCGGTGTTCCCGGTGGTGCTGCCGGAATTCCTGATGCGGACCTACACCGACGAGGGCGAGGTGGTGTTCGAGCCGTTCGGCGGCTCCGGCACCACCATCCTCGCCGGCCAGCGCACCAGTCGCTGCGTGCGCGCGATCGAGCTCGCACCCGCCTATGTCGACCTGGCGGTGGCACGGTGGCGCATGCTGCATCCCGGCCTGCCGGTGACGCTGGCGGACGATGGCCGCGACTACGACGCCGTGGCCGCGGCGCGGACGGAGGTCACCGCCGATGCAGCTTGATCTCGTGGTGACCGGACTGCCAGTCGCCGCACTGGTTCCCTACGCCGAGAACGCCCGCACGCATTCGCCGTCGCAGGTGGCACAGATTGCCGCCTCCATTGCCGAATTCGGTTTCGTGAACCCCGTGCTGGTCGATGCCGAGAGCGTGCTGATCGCCGGCCATGGCCGTGTCATGGCGGCGAAGCAACTGGGGCTTGCCTCCGTGCCGGTGCTGCGGCTCGGCCATCTCTCCCCGGCGCAGACGCGGGCGCTCCGCCTGGCCGACAACCAGATCGCGCTGAACTCCGGCTGGGACGAGGCGCTGCTCGCCGCCGAGATCGCCCGCATCCGTGACGAGGCGGTGGTCGACCTGGACGTGCTGGGCTTCTCCGGCATGGAGCTCGACCGGCTGCTGGCGGCTGCCGATGCCGGTCTCGGCGACGATGCCGACGAGGCGCCGCCACCGCCCGTGGTGCCCGTGACGCGCACGGGCGACCTCTGGCGTTGCGGCGAGCACCGCCTGCTGTGCGGAGACGCGACCCGGATCGAGGACGTCCAGCGTGCGCTCGGCGCCGGCCACTTGGCCGACATGGGGTTCGTCGATCCACCCTACAATGTCGCCTACGAGGGCGGCACCGCGGCGAAAATGACCATCGCCAACGACGCGCTCGGCGGCGGCTTCGCAGACTTCCTGCGGCCTGCATTCGCCAACCTGCTCTCGGTCACCAAGGGCGCCTGCTACGTCTGCATGTCCTCGTCCGAGTGGCCGACGCTGCATCGCGTCTGGCAGGAGGCGGGCGGCAAATGGTCCAGCACCATCATCTGGGCGAAGAACACCTTCGCCCTCGGCCGCGCTGACTACCACCAGCAGTTCGAAGCGATGCTCTATGGCTGGCGCCAGGGCAGCCAGCACTATTGGTGCGGCGCGCGCGACCAGGGGAATGTCTGGCACTTCGACAAGCCAACCCGCAACGACCTGCACCCGACCATGAAGCCGGTGGCGCTGGTCGAGCGCGCCATCCGCAACAGCAGCAAGCCGCGCGACACGGTGCTCGACTGCTTCGGCGGCTCGGGCACCACCATGATCGCGGCGGAGCGCACGGGGCGGCGGGCCGTGCTGCTGGAGATCGATCCCGCCTATGCCGACGTCATCGTGCGGCGCTGGCAGGAGACGACGGGCGAAGCCGCCGTGCTGGAAGGCGATGATCGCATCTTTGCCGATGTCGCGGCGGCCCGCGGCATCGTCGATCATGATGTGAGCCAGACCGCCGAATCATAGCAATTCCGCGCCGCTGCATCTTGCTTGGCTCGTGCGCGGCACAGCGCGAATGGTCCGTCACGCGCAGGGGATGCCCTGCACCACGACGGAGACGACCATGACCGACCGCGCCGCCCGCGCCGCCCGCAACCAGGAACGCAGCCTCGAGGCCTTCGTCGCGGAGAAGGCGCGCTTCGACACGATGGTCGCCGAGCTTCAGCAGATGAGTGCGGACCACTTCGGCGCGGACCCCGACGTGGTGCTCTGGGGCGCGCACGCCAGCCTGCAGCATTGGAACAGCCTGCTGGCGCGGGTGACGGATTCCTACCTGAAGCGCGGCGAATGGGCCGAATGACGCGGGCCACTCCCGCATCGCCCCGACCGGCAGCGCCGGCGGGGCTCCCGGCAATAGGGCCGATCGTCGGCACCCGGAACCGGAGACCAACACGATGACCAAGCTTTCCGACACCCAGCAGGTGATCCTGAGCGCCGCCGCGCAGCACGAGATGGGGCTGGCACGCGCGCCCAAGACCCTGCCGGCCGCGGCCCGCAACGCGGTGTTCCGCAGCCTGATCAAGAACAACCTACTCACTGAGATCAACGCCCCGCGCGACTACGTCGGCCTGGGCTGGCGGCAGGATGACGACGGCACCTGGATCGTGGCGCGCATCACCGACGAGGGGCTGCGCGCCATCGGCATCGACCCGAACGAGGCCATGCCTGGTGAGCCGGATGCGTCCGGGATTGAGGGCAGCGTGCCCGACACGGCGCCCACCGGCGCGGAGGACCCGGCGCCGGAGGGTGAGGACGCCCGGCCGCCCGAAGCCGCCCAGGCCGCGCCCCTGACGGAGGAAATTGCCCTGCTCGACCACGCCCTCGCGGCGCCCGCCGCCACGCCGCGGGCCAGCCTGCGCGACGCCGCCGCGGCCATCCTCGCCGCCTGGGATGACGAGGCGAATCGCGAGGGCGACATGATCGGGGCCCTGGACGCGCCGATGGAGGCCCTGCGCACCCTGCTGGCCGGCAAGCCCGCCCGCGTCGCCCGCGAGCCGGGGGCGCCGCGCAAGCCGCGCGAGGGCACGAAGCAGGAGCAGGTGCTGGCCATGCTGCGCCGCGCCGAGGGCGCCACGGTCGCGCAGATTGCCGAGGCCACCGGCTGGGCGCAGCACACGGTGCGCGGCTTCTTCGCCGGGCTGAAGAAGAAGGGCCACGCGGTCGAGGTGAAGTCGCGGGAGCGGATGGTCGGCCCCAACAAGACGGGCGCGAAGGGCTCCTTCACCATCTACGCCCTGGCCGAGTGAAGCCTGGGCGGGATTGGTCAGGGCTCGCTGCTGGAAGGCAGCGGGCCCTGATCTCGTTCCCAGGGCTTTAGTTTCGGCTTCGGGGGATCGAGCGCGAGGACCAGTTCGTCGGCCGTCCACCCTTGACGCTTTGCCGCGTTTGCAACGCCCAGCAGCACCTCGCGCGCATCATCGATATACAGCTTCACCACACGCGGTGTGCCGACGCCATTCCCAGCCCGGGCTATCGCCCTGGCCGTCTCATAGACCATCTTCTCGATGTCCTTCGGTGCGCTCCGCTGTGGCATCTCCGCCGTCCTCTGCTTGCCGTGCGATGTTGCACATCGCGCATTTTGGCGACCATCGAAAACCTACAGCGCACATCGATCATTCAACTTGGCTGTGCTCCGGCACAGCGCGAATCGTCCGTCACGCGCAGGGCATCCCGCCCCGCTGAGACGGAGATGACGATGACCACCACCACCCTCCCGCACGAGACTGCCGAAGGCCCGCAGGATCGCGCCGCCTGGCAGCAGCTTCTCGCCACCGCGCCGCGCAGCACCGACAGCGTGGGCCGCGCGACCATTCAGGTCTGCACAGCCAGCGACGGGCGCGGGATCTTCGCCACGGTGGACTACGCCACATGGCAGACCGAGAAGGAGGAGGGCTGATGCCCTCCGAGCGCCGCTGGATGATCCTGGCGCAGGATGGCCGGCACGTGACCATGGGGCGCGCCGCACCACCGAGCGAGGCAGAAGTCGAAGCCGCCGCTGCGGCCCTCGCCGCAGAAGGCCTAGCCGGCTGGCTCGCCACGCTCGATGGCAACTACTGGTCGCGCCGCCGCGTGGCCCTCGCCGCGGTGCAGATGCTCGGCGACGGCGCCACGCTGGATTGGTCCGCTGCCATCACCGCCTTTGAAGCCGCCCGCCAGCGCGCCCTTCGTCCCCTCTGACAAGGCCGGCATCGCCATCACGTGCGGCGGGAGGTCGCCGCCATGCCGGAACTGACCGCCTCCACGCGCGAGGCCGGCCGCATTGCCCGCGAGCCGGACGGCCAATGGGACATCGACAAGACCCGCCGCCGCCTCGCGGAGACCGCCGATCCTGTCCGCTCGCCGCTGGCCAGCGGTGCGGGCGCGGAGGGCACGCCATTCGCGCGGCTGAAGGTCGCGCAGCTCGCGCTGAAGGTGGAGGCGCAGCGCCTCTCGCTGGACGAGACCAAGCGCCGCCTGCTCGATGTCACTGAGGCCAACGCCGCGCTCGACGAGATCGGCAGCACGATGCGCGATGCGCTGCTGAACTGGCCGGCCCGCGTGTCAGGCCTGATCGCCGCCGAGATCAGCGTCGACCCGCACCTGCTGCAGACGATCCTGCAGAGCCACATCAACGACCTGCTGACGGAGGCGGCCGATCGCTTCGATCCAGCAGGCCTCGGAGGGGATCGGTCTCCGCAGCCGTGAGCATGTGCGCCGCCGCGTGGGCGCGATGCTGCGCCCGCCGCCGCAGCTCACCGTGTCGGAATGGGCCGAGCGGCACCGCATGCTCGGCAGCCGTGCCTCGGCCGAGCCAGGGCCGTGGCGCACCAGCCGCACGCCCTACCTGAAGGACGTGATGGACGCGCTCTCGGCGGTGCATCCCGCCCGTCGCGTCGTGTTCATGAAGGGCGCGCAGGTCGGCGCCACGGAAAGTGGGAACTGCTGGCTTGGCTACATCATGCACCATGTGCCGGCACCCGTGCTGGCGGTGCAGCCGACCGTGGAACTGGCCAAGCGCTTCTCGCGCCAGCGCATCGACCCACTGCTGGAGGAAACGCCGGCGCTGCGGGAGCGTGTGGCGCCGGCCCGTGCGCGCGACAGCGGCAACACCATGCTGTCGAAGGAATTCCCGGGCGGGATCCTGGTGCTGACGGGCGCGAACAGCGCGGTCGGGCTGCGCTCGATGACGGCACGGTTCCTGTTCCTTGACGAGGTGGACGCCTATCCCGGTGATGTCGCCGGTGAGGGTGATCCGATTGCGCTCGCCGAGGCCCGCGCCCGCACCTTCGGCTGGCGGCG